TTGGAAGACACATCTTTTACAGAAGTAGCAAAGACGAAATCAATCGAAACAAAGGAATCCTCTAAAATGAATAAAGAATTTACTACACTCATGGTTTGTATCACACTTGCGGCTTGTTCATGCATTGCCGCAGTTACAATCTACAATATCAATGATCGTAATAACATGGCAAAGAACATTGAATCGGCTATTCAAAAGGGAATTGATCCAATCTCTGTTAAGTGTGCATATGAGACAAATGCAAATGCCGTGTGTATTGCATACTCTATGGGTAAAAAGTAATGGCTACTAAAGACGAACAAAGAGTCTTTTCTGCCATTATTGAGGACTTAGTAAAGTCACGCCGCATTGGTTACATGGAAGCCGTTCTTGTTCATTGCGAGGAAACAGGCTTTGAAATTGAACTTGCGGCTACTCTACTCACGACACCAATCAAGTCTAAGATTAATGATGAGGCTCAGGCTGGTAATATGATTAAGAAAGTGAATAAGCTACCGATATGAGTGATGCTGGTGGTTATGATGCGTTTGCGTTGTTTCATGGATTAAAACTCCATTTCACAACAAATTATGATTATGTGAAATACCATGGTAAAATCACCATTGGTAAAGATGCATTCATGCTACGAAAAGATAAGTTTCATTTCTACAAACTTTCTCGTAAATACAAGAAAGATGAATTGTTCGGTTTCTATATTGCCAATCTGTTACACAATCCAAAGTGTTGGGCTGGTGATTTATTACTAGAAGATGCCGAATCGGAGTACAAGATTTGGCTCAAAACACAACAATCTCTCTCATACCTCTTTGAGCAGGACTTATCTACCGCATTTGATTCGGTAGACAATCCAGAAGAATTGCTAAAAGTGGTTGACGGGCAGTACCCGTTGTTGTATAATCTATACTTACATGATAAAGTGAAAAAGGAAACAATACTCATTCTCAACGATTTTATGAATTTTATGCCTATGTGGAAAAAGAAAGTTGAAGATGATATATTGTTTCCGGACTTCACCAAAAGTTGTGAAAAGTACAAACCGTTCTTTTCATATGATGAACCAAAAATGAAAAAGATTATAAAGGACAAACTATGTCAATTAGCATGATCTATGTTGATATGGACGGTGTGATTGCCGATTTCTCTAAGCGGTACAAAGAAAAGTTTAAAGTGACACCAGAAGAAACTCGAAGCAATAAAGAGTTTGGTGGTTATTTTGAAAAATTTATTAACGACAGAGAATTTCAAACTCTTGATATGATGTGGGATACGTTCATGTTATTGGGATTTTTGAATGATCTACCAATTGAAAAACAAATTCTATCGTCAACCGCACGACCAGATAGTCACGAACGGATTGCACCACAAAAACAAAAGTGGCTAGACTTTCACCGCATTGACTACAAAGCAAACTTTGTTCCAGGTAAATCCCTGAAGTACAAATTTGCTACACCACATTCTATAATCATTGATGACACTAAATCAGTTATCGATGATTGGAATAAAGCGGGTGGTATTGGTATTCTACACAAGAATGCCGAATCTACTATCGCTATGCTAAAAAAGTATATTTGAATTCGCCTATATACTTCATACATTATGAAATATGTGGATAAAACAATATACATTTAATACAACGTTTATACAAGGAAAATACTATGTCCTCATTCGCAAATCTAAAGCGCAACTCTGGCATTCTCGACAAACTGGCTAAAGCCATCGAACAGTTGAATTCTGCCGAAACTCCCTCCAAAGAAGATCATTTCTGGAAACCAGAAGTAGACAAAGCCGGTAACGGTTATGCTGTCATTCGTTTCCTGCCACAACCATCGGTTGACGGTGATGATGCACTACCATGGGTGAAAGTATTCAATCACGGCTTCCAGGGACCTGGTGGCTGGTACATTGAGAACTCACTCACTACACTTGGACAAAAAGATCCAGTCTCTGAATACAACTCTCAGTTGTGGAATTCTGGTGTAGAAGCAAACAAAGAAGTCGCACGTAAACAAAAGCGTAGACTCTCTTACATTGCTAACGTTTATATCGTAGAAGATTCTAAGAATCCTCAGAACGAAGGTAAAGTGTTCCTTTACAAGTTTGGTAAGAAAATCTTTGACAAGATTAACGAAGCAATGAATCCTCAGTTTGAGGATGAAAAAGCAGTTAACCCATTTGACCTGTGGGAAGGTGCTAACTTCAAGTTGAAGATTCGTAAAGTAGAAGGTTATCAGAACTATGACAAGTCTGAATTTGAATCACCATCCGCATTGTTAAATGATGATGAGAAACTCGAAGCAATCTGGAAGAAAGAGTACTCTCTTAAAGAGTTCCTTGCACCAGAAAACTTCAAGTCATATGATGAATTGAAAGCCCGTTTGGACAAAGTTCTTGGTGTTGATGGTTCTGCACCTGCACCACGTACTACTGTTGAACAGGCTAAAGCAATGCCACGTAAACCTGCGCCAGCAGAAGATGCGGGAATTGCCGAAGATGATGATGATTTGGCATACTTCAGCAAACTAGCTGAAGACTGATAAAAAGGACCGAAAGGTCCTTTTTTTATACCCTAGATTTTGTTCTATTTAAAACCAAATCAAGAATTGGTGTGTCATCTCTTGTTGTTGCAGTAGCAGTAACAGTTTGATCTGGTGCAGAAGTGGATGAATTATTTACTGATACAGAAGGTGATGAAGAAGCACCAGCAGTCATTGTTGATTGCATATTCAAATCATTGTTCTCTTGTATTTTACCAACAACAGCAGAAGAAGGTGGTTCAGAGGGTACAGGTGTGGTTGTTTCAGGAACAGGAGTGTTTGTTGCAGGAACAGGAGTGTTTGTTTCGGGAATATTACTGGTGGTAGGAGTATTCAATAAGTCGAGTCTTTTACCAGTTTCTGGATCATAATAAGGGCCGAAGTTTTTATCCCAAAACTGTTCGTTTGATTTTTTCGCTAATCCTGTTCCCACAAAAGCGGCTCTAGGTGTAACAGAAGGTTCCATATCTTTCATTGGGTCTCTTTTAATGGGAACTTCAAGACCTTTTTGTGAGGCAATTTCTTTAAGTCTACTTTCTCCACCACGGCTTTGTAATTCTTTGAAAGATATTTTACCCTCCGCAAAATCGTCTAGTGTTTTTTGTGCTTCTTCTGGACCTTCTGTTATTCTCTTAGCGAGAAAATCATATCCACCATCTTTATCAATTTCAAGCTGAGTACCTTTTTCTAATACTGCCTGAGCCTCTAATGGTGTACGTATATTAGCATTTGGAATAAAATCTGCAACTTTTTGTAATCCGTATGCGGCCGCTAAAACTGCACCTAAAGTGAGAGTAAGTGGATTAATTAAAAATGGTATTATTCTTGCTAAAAATGCACCCTTCGAAAACAAATTCGCAATTTTGTCAAATAAACTTTCCTCTTTTTCTGGTTCTTTTTTCACCATTGTTGTTGTACCAACAGAAGTGAAATCTTTCAATACTTTTAAAAATTCACCGTGTCTACGTTGTTCTTCCGATTGTCGTTCTTCTTCAAATGACATACTGATTTGTTTTCTTTTAAGGTCATCTTCACGGTTCTTTTGCATGAACGACAACATCTTATTGAGAACTTCAACAGCAGAACCACCAAAACCTTCTGAAGGTACTTGACCAATAGATGGCATTTTTGTGTAAGATGAAGACTTCTTTCTTTTGTCACCAGCAAAATAATTAATGTCTGATTGTGAACGACCAGTAATTCTACCGAGAATAGCAGGTGCAAGTTTACCTCCACCTGTCATTGCACGTGCAATATTCATTGGATCAAATTTTTCTTTGATACCTGTGCCTTTTGCTTTGAGTTTATCAGAGATTGCACCTTTGATGGAAGAACCAACAGAACCACCCGATGTAATTCTATCTGTTATCAATGATGAAAGAGATTTACCTCTGATATTACTTGCTACTCTGTAGTCCATTTTGTTATCTCATTGTTGGGTTAAGTTGTTCTTGTGGTGCGGTTCTTTGTATGTTTGTTTTCGCTTGTGTGGTATTATTGTTTTGTATGATTACTGTACCACCAGCAGAAGAACCTTGTGACAAATCTTTTGTTATGTCGGCATTTTGAGAAGATTTTGAAATCATTTCTTCACCAACATTACTTGGTATTTCAGCTGGAGAAATTTTTAGTTTTTTTGCACGATCTTCGTCCAATGCGGCAGCAACCAATTCTGGTGGATTATGTGCTTTATTACCACCAATACCAGAATAATATGATGAGCCTTTTTTTAATTCAACCCTCACCTCTTTTATTGATCCATCCTTTTGTTTAATCTTATCTATTCTATATGTATCAAAGGGTACACCAACTGAAGCAAATTCTTTTGAAAGTTGTAAAATTGCTTCATTTCTTGCATCTATTCCATTAGTTCTACCCTCTATGTAATCTGATACTTTTTTACGATTTATATCAATTAATCCCTTAGAAAACAAATAGTCTTGCACAGTAGGTGTTAAGTAAGTGGTATCTGGATCTATCTTCAATTGTTGTATGAGACCTTGCATCGTTTTAGGTATAATTTGATACCTACCGACTGCAAATAAACGGTTGGGGTCATCGATTGGTAGTTTTGATCGTTTAAGATATTCTGAAATTGTAATTTTACTAAAATCAACGGGTGTAGTTGCTCCAAGAATTTTATTATCTTTTGTACCTCTATTATAGGCGTTATATTCATCACCACCAAAAGATTTTCCAGCAGAAGCGGTGCTCTCATATTTGGCAATATTTTTAGCCAAAGCCTCTTTACCCAACAAAGATGCCGTCCCCACTGCAACACCCACACCAACTTTAGCCGCAGTCTTAGCGGCTTCTATTGCTGGTGTGGCCGGTGTGGCACTTGGTGCTTCAGATTTTGTTTCCTTCACCTTTTCTGCTGATTTATTTTTAGGTACAGATTCTTGTTTTTTTGCCGTGTCTGCGGCTCTTTTAGCATCAGCGGCATCTTTGATGCGTTTGGCCTCAGCCGCATCTTTGGCCTTCTTGGCGGCATCAGCGGCATCTTTGGCCTTCTTGGCCGCATCGGCCGCATCAGCGGCATCTTTGGCCTTTTTGGCGGCATCAGCGGCATCTTTAGCCTTTTTGGCGGCATCAGCGGCATCTTTGGCCTTCTTGGCGGCATCAGCGGCATCTTTAGCCTTTTTGGCGGCAGCGGCCGCATCAGCGGCATCTTTGGCCTTCTTGGCCGCATCAGCGGCATCTTTGGCCTTCTTGGCGGCATCAGTTGCACCTTTTCCACCAGTATCTTTTGAAGTTTCCTTTTCAGCCTTCTTGGCTTCCCGTTCACGCTTTTTGGCTTCTTTGGCCATATTTTTTTCAGCTTTGCGTTTTGCTTTTGTAGCCTGAATAAACACATCTACAACTTCTTTGTGTCTATCTTCACGCATATTTTCATTCAGTTCGTTGAATGAATCGAGTGTATCTTGTTCTTGCATGTCATCGGTTCTGGATTTCTCCATGAACGATAACATTTTCTGAAGTACTCTTGTTGCTTTTTGTGAACCACCAGACATACTGGGGGTAGTATAGTTATTGTAGTAACTAGATTCACTTCTAGGTGTGTATTCTTTTTTACCTGTGAAATATCTTATGTCACTTGTTTTGCGACCAAGAAGTCTTCCGAGCATTGCTGGTGCGAGATTGCTTCCACCAGTTAAAACTTTTGCTATATTGAGTGGATCAAATTTTTCTTTGAAGCCCAATGAACGGGCTTTTGATCTATCAGAAAGAGCAGAACGTGCGGAAGAAAAGACACCCTGACCAGAAGTCAGTTTGTCTGCCATTAAATCTGCGAAGCCTTTTTTTCTTATTTTGGCTGCCTCGTAGTAATTCATCTAATCTTTCTCTCGTTCTGTTTTTGTTTTAGTTTCTGATTTTCATCCTCAATATACTGTATCAACATTGAGACATAAATGTCTCTTTCCCACGGTATCATATTCTCAAGTTCCGTTAGGGAATACTTATGATGTTGCATCAAAGAGAAATTAGTTTTATAGTAATTTCTCAGGTTATCATGCCCAAATATTAGCCGAAAAAACTTTCGAGCCCTTCAACGTCAAGTTTGTGTTCGAAGCCACAACGTGAACATTTCATTTCAATTTTCTTTTCAAGTTTAGGAAGATTCGCAAAGAAGTCTTCAATCTTAGCAAATTGCTGTTGATTTAGACTTTCAATAAATTCTACTAATTCTTCTGTTGTCGTTTCTTTTGCATAATAGAATTGTTCACCGTCAAAGATGTATTCAACAGAGTCGGCAATCATTTCAAATGCAATGTCTGAAACGTCAGTTAATTTAGACAACTTGTTAATCACAGAGAACTCTGGATACTTCAATTTGATTGAGATTGTATCTGTGAGTTGAATAACGTCATCATTCTCTTTGACACCTTCAATTTTGATATCAAGTAGATTGATTGATGTTTCCATAATGTTACCACAAGCGGAGCCATCAACTTGGTTGTCACAACGGTATTTGTTTTCGACAACCTCACCAACAGACCTAGCACGTAGGTTCAGGAAATAGTATTCAACATCAAGAACCGGTAGTTTCTCAATGTCAATGTTCTCCGTTACTGTACAGTTATTTAAAACTTGTTTAACGTTTTGTTCAATCGATTTAGAATCACCTGATTCCATTGCCATCAACAGGTTCTTTTGTTCTTTCACAAGGAAAGGTCTAAAACGAACATGTTTCTTTGATAACGGTAAATCCAATTCATAAATCGGTGTATCGATTTTTGGTAAAGCCATAATTTATTTCTCCTTATTATCCGTTAAAATCACCCAAGTCTCTACTTGCTTGTATCTCTGCGACTGTTCTTAATTCTGGACTTGATCTGAACAATGAATCTGCAAGGGCATTCTCTAAGTAATCCATCGCAAGAGTTTTGAGTGAGTTATCACGCCAGCTAGTGTATGCAAATGTAACTGTGAGTTTGTGATAACCATCAGCAGACCAATTCAAATCCATACCATTTACAGCAATCGGATATGCATCAACCAAGTCAACTGAGTAAGAAACTTTGTTCTGTACATCATATTGGTTGATTCTGAGTGCAACAGAATAGTCTTGTTTGTATTTAAGATTGTAACTGGTGTTTGGATTAATCCAGTTAAGCCATGCATCAAAGAATAGTTTTTCTTTCATGTCATCAGAAACAATGAATGTAAGTGACAAATCATTATATGATGACATATATGGGAATTTCTCCTCAACACCGTAAATCTTCATTGATGTTGTGGCAATCGTTCGACCTGGCAATTCTGCGTTCTCACAACGCATTGTAAGCATACGTGATGTTCCACGATAGGGAACCATACCAAGTGGTACGGGAATGTTAACATCAAACTTACTTGGTCTTGCTAGTTCTTTTGAAAAACTTGCTTTAAAATCTGCTATTGAGCCTGCCATTAGTATACCTTACTGTGTGCTTTTTCTATTGATTCTTTGTGAACTTGTGAAGCCGATGCTTTCATAAAGTTCGCAGTTGGTAAAAACAATGCTGTTTCCCATTCACCGGGATTAATTGTAAGAATCTTAGACTTGATTTGCGGGTTCAAATAGTGTTTCAGGCATGGTCTAAATTCTTTGTATCTCTGTGTGGCTGCCAAAATTTCATACGTTACTTGTAATCGTTTTGGTTCATTATCTGCATTTAATACAGCAAGACCCATCAATTTATCGAGAAATATTGCACGATATTTTGGTGGGAGATAATGCAGGTTTAACCCAATAAAGCCATCATCTTTCCTTTTCAAGGGAATCACCAAAGGAAAGATATCATAATAAGGAAGGTCTTTTTTAGTGAGTGGATCATAGAAAAAGTGGTATAGACCACCCATCTGGAATACACCACCTTGTCTAGATTTTTCTTTTGAAATCTCTTTAGCCAGAGTCATCGGAGATTTCAAATTTTTAATTCTATCTTGTAACCACGTGACTGATTTTCTGGACAAGAAGTCTTGTTCCAGAGCAGTCTTTTGTTGTGCAATTTGAGTTAGTGTTGAAGCCATCCTCTATTTAGTCTAGAAGCGGTAAGCAATTAGGTCATACCCATCAATGAATGTAGTATAACCCATCTGATCCAGCTTCCAACGCATCCACACGGCTTTTACATAAGTGATGTGTGCAATCTCAATTTTTAATAGTCCTGCTGTGAACCCATTCTGGAGTAACTGGAAGAATATCTCATAGTCATATCCTTCCGTGTCAATCTGAATGAAATCGAAATGGTTTCCATATTTTTCATACAGTTTAGAAATTGTGATACCATTAACTTTTTGACCTACCAGATGTGGTGTAATCTCATCGATGTGATTTGCAGGTAACATTGTTGAGCAACCTTCTGCCCAATCTGGAAAACCATCAACTCCAATTTTCTCTGGTGGTACACGATAGATTGTGGCTTCTTCTGCATCAGCAACAGCAGAATTTTCAAACTTTAACCCATCTTTGAGTGAGTAGTTTTCTACCAATTTGTCGAACATATCTGGTAGTGGTTCAACTAGAACACCAGTCCAGTCATAACTCATTACATATGGATACAAATCATCATGCTTCACGCCATCCATGGCACCAATCTGTAAGAAGTGTACTTTCTCGTTTTTGATTCTATTGTACTGATTTAGAATTTGTTTGAAATTCTTTGGCTGAACCGGCTGAGTTTTAGTGAGCCATTCAAGTTCTCTACGTTCAGAGTTCTCGGTGTACCAACCCGAACCTTTAGACACATTGATAATCGATTCAAAGTACTCTTTGTACATGTTACCAATTTTATTGAAATTGTAGTTTTTCTCTGCCCAGTTACGGCAAGCATGTGGTGAGATTGTATCAATGTTCTTAGCCGCCCATAAGAACTGTTCGAATGTACGGCAACGGAAACCAGTAACTCCGTGTTGTACTGTTTCGGTGAATGCACCCCAATCAACTGTGATGACTGGTGTACCAGAAAGCATGGCTTCAATGGCTACGTAACCAAACGGTTCATTGTAGATTGTTGGACAGAACAGACCTTTGGCACCAGCCATAAGTCTCTTGCGTTTCTCAACGTCAGCATAACCAACATATTCAACGTGAGATGGCCAAGTATCTCCAAGATTGCAGTCATTTGGTCCATAACTTGTACCAGCTAGAACCAGCTTGACACCAAGTTTCTCACACACTTGAGATGCAATATCAACACCTTTTGACCAGACAAGACGACCACACATCATAAAGTAATCTTCTTTATCTTCTCTGAATTGAAACTCATTCAGATCAAAACCAGATGGAATTGCCGCATCGTAGAATTTATATTCAGCAGTTGATACTTTTTCGGGACCCTGA